TACTAATACTACTAATTGGTACACAGAAAATGCTCCAGATGCTTTATTATATGGTAGTCTATCTGAAGCAAATCTCTTTACAAAGAACATGGAAGATTATAATATCTACAACAAAAAGTATGTCGAAAGTGTGACTGCTATCAATAATGAAGCTCGTAGAAGAAGAAGAACAGACTACAAGTTTCCTGGTAGCCCACTGGGGACTAATACATTAACCGGAGGACAATAAAATATATGGCAATCGAACAAGCTATAACAGTCACATTTAAACAGGACTTAATGTCACCTGGCTCTAATTTAGAGACAGCAACTATTAAATGTGCCTTATACGATAATACGGCAACTCTAAACCAAAACACTAGCGTGTATATTACTGCTAATGAAATTTCAGACAGCGGTACTAACTACACAATAGGTGGAGAAACTTTAACCAACGTTGCAATATCAGTTGATGGAACTACAGCAATTTTTGATGCTGATAATGTTTCATGGGCTAATGCAACTATTTCTGCTCAAGCAGCTTTACTATATAATTTTACTAATAGTAACGCAGCAATTGCAGTTTTAGATTTTGGTTCAGTTAAAACATCTACTAACGGTACTTTTGAATTACAGTTTCCTAACGCAGACGCTACTAACGGCTTAATCAGAATAGCTTAAGGAGGAATTCCTTATGGCTACTGCTCAAGTAGGTTGGGGTCGTGATACATGGAATTCTGGTGCTTGGAATACATCTCCAGATGCACGAGCTGATATTTCAGGTATAACAGTAAATGCATTATTAAATGATGTTTTTACTTCTGGTAATACTTTAAATAATATTACAGGACTTCAATCTAATGTTAATATAGGAACTGCAGTAGCTGGTTCTGCTTCTAATTATTTAGTTATAGGGTTACAAGCTAATACAGCAATAGGTTCTGTATTAGCAGGAGAAGGTAGAGAAGTTACAATTACTACCGCTGGAGAACTTCAAACAGATGTTAATTTTGGAGTTGGTTGGGGTAGAGATGCTTGGTCATCAGGACCTTGGAATGAAGGTTTAGGTGGTTTTGTAACTGGAGAAGGAATTATCTTTATAGAAGATGGACAACAATTAACTTCTAATATTAATAGTTTATCAAATGTAACAGGTTCTGTTGATCAATTAATAGATAGTCAATTAATACAATCAAATGTTGGAAACGCAAACATTGTTGGTACTTCTATTATTGATACTGTTACTGGAATACAATCTAATGTATCATTACAATCAATATCAATTCAAGCTGGTGGATCTATAACTATTGCAGCTGGACCAGAAATAGATTTAGAAATATCTTTAGGAAATATTAGTGTAGGTATTGCTTATTTTGCAAGTATAACAGGTCAAGAATTAAATATATCTGTAAATAATATTTCCAGTATTATAACAGATCAAATATTGACTATTACTGGAGAAGAATTAACTTCTTCTGTTAATACAATTTCTGTAAGTGGTTCTTCACCTGTCACAATTACTGGAAACAGTATGACAATAAGCTTATCAAATGCTAATATAAGTACTCAACAAATATTAAGTATGACCGGAAATCAAGCTAATGTAAGTATTTCTACTCTTAAATTTTGGGATCCAATACAACCAACTATTACAGAAATTTGGACAAATATACACTAGACAAAACATGACAAATATATATTATTTACAAAATACAAAATAAAGAGTATAAAAAATTATGGCATCTACGTATTCAACAGATCTTAAACTAGAACTCATGGCTACTGGCGAAAATGCTGGTACATGGGGTAATAATACAAATAATAACTTAAATTTAATTCAACAATCTGTAGCGGGTTATCAAGAAATAGATGTTGCATCAGCAGATGTAAATTTAGTAATGACCGATGCTACAATTTCAAATGCAAGAAACATGACTTTAAAATTTACAGGAACGCTTGCAGCAAATAGAACTGTAAATTTTCCAACAGGTATTGAAAAGTTCTTTAATATTATTGATGGAACAGACCACGCAGGAAACACATTAACCTTTAAAGTAACTTCACAAACAGGATTTTTATTATGTGAAGGTCATTCGTATATTTGCCATTCAGATGGAACAGATATTGTAAAAGATTTAGAATTTAAAAAATGGAGAGCAATTTCATCTGCAGAAACTGTACAGGCAGGAGCTCAAATTTTAGCAGATACATCTGGTGGAACTTTAACAATTACTCTACCAGCATCTCCAGCAACAGGTGATGAAGTAACTTTTGTTGATTCAAAATATACGTTTGATACTAACGCCTTTACAGTAGGTCGAAACGGATCTAATATAACAAACGCAGCAGCTGACTTAACTGTTAACACAGAAGGCGCTGGATTTACTTTAGTGTATTCTGGTGACGCAACTGTTGGCTGGACGTATAAGGAGAAATAGAACATGGCAAATTACGAAGCAACTAGATATGATTTTGATGGAGCAAACCTTACAGGTATTGAAGGTATTCCTACAGGAACAATCACTCCATGGTCTCAATCAACTGCACCAACAGGATTTTTAGAATGTGCTGGAGCAGCAGTTTCAAGAAGCACTTATGCTGCTTTATTTGCAGTTATAGGAACTACTTATGGAGTAGGTGATGGATCTACTACTTTTAATCTTCCAGATTTAACAGATAGAGTTGCAGTTCATAAATCAAATAATAAAAATTTTGCAAGTTCAGGAGGAGCAAACACAGTTGCTAATTCTGGAAACGTTGCAGGATCAACAGCTAACGCTACATTATCAACTGCACAGTTGGCTTCGCATACTCACTCAGGAGCAGTGGGGGGTGGAAATGCTGTAGCTGGCAATTATGCTCCAGAAAATCCTCAAATTGCTGCTGGATCAAATGGCACCACAGGAGCTGCTGGTTCAGGATCAGGACACTCTCACAACATGTCAGCTAACTTTACTGGAAGTGCAAACTCAGTTTTACAACCATATTTAACATTAATTTATATTATTAAAACATAAGGAAAAATAACATGGCAACAAATTCAAATTGGACAGTAGTTTTTGATGATAAAATAATTATCAAACAAAAAGGAGATGCAGCAGGAATTGGTTATGTTGTTAATGATAATGCTTTCTGGTCTCAAAGTAAATTTTCTAATATATGGGCTATCCAACATGGTGCTTCTGTTTCTACGGATGAAGTAGAATATAGAGATAATACTCCTCATAGTACCTATGCTTCTGCTAATTTAGGCGATTTTAATGAATTTATTAATAAATGGGATGCGGCTCATTTAAGTCAACTTCAATCTGCTTGGGACTCTGATATTAGACCAGAATCTGAAAAAGGTTCTAGACCTAGTTCTTATTCTTCTCTCTAGACGTTTTTTTTAATTTTTGATATAAGTTGTTATGACAAAAAAGTCATAACAACATGTTAGATCTTAGACAGCTTATATACAGAAAAGAAAAATTAATCACAAAAAATCAATGTGTTTATTTTATAGATTTTTTTGAAAAACATATCGATAAAACTACTCCTGAAGAAAGTACAAAATTTTATTTAGATAAAAAACAACCTAATGTGAAAGATAATTTTTTATCTTTAAATTTATCTAAATACTATGAAAACGATGAATTTAAAAAAATAACGGATCTTGCTTTTTCTTTAATTAGCACCATGGTGTTAAATTACACGCAATATTTAAAAATAAAAATTACTCCTGCTGTAGTATCTGATTATATGCAATGTACTAAAAATATTAGAATTATGCGATATAAAGAAGGTCAGGAAATAAAAAATCATTTAGATATAGGTAGCACTAATGTCAGAGCTTCTTGTACAATAAATTTAAATTCAGGTTATGAAGGAGGCGAATTTTCTTTTTTTTCTGATAAACATTTATTAAATTTAAAAGAAGGAGAAGGAATAATTTTTCCAGCAGAACAAATTTGGATTCATGGTGTGCGACCTGTTACTAAAGGAACTAGATACGCTATTAATTGTTTTTTATCACGACAATGAAATTAGTATATCATTTAGAAGATAAATTGTTTTGGATTCAAAATTTTTTACCTAATCACGAATATCAAAGAATACATAATGAAATGTTTAAAGAAAGAAAAAAATTAAAATATGAAAATACTAATTTGTCATGGTCTAAAGGTTTAATTAATAATTTAACCGCACCTAGTAAATTACATATAGATCCAAGTTATTTTAATTTTTACAAGACATTACTTTTACATCAACCATTTATCAAAATAAATAATAAGAATATTAATTTTATTATACATAATATGAGTAAAAATTCAGGTATTAATTGGCATCTAGATCCACATGTTCAATACGGAGTTACTTATTATATTAATAGAAGATGGAATCCAGATTGGGGAGGAGAATTTATGTTTCAACATGAAGGAAACCATGGGTATATACCAGTGGTAGGTAATTCATTAGTGATAATAAAAACACCAATGCCTCACAAAGTAAATACTGTTTTAAGTCCAATAATACCTAGACTTTCTGTGCAATCTTTTATAAAATAAAAACATGAACGATATAATAAAAAAAAGACATGTAGAATTTAAAGACCATATTGGAATTTATGATGGATATATACCTGATGTAGAATGTGACAAAGCTATTAATTTTTTTAAAAACGAAAATGCCTTGAATAAGGCGTATGATAGACTTCAACTTGAAAATTCACCGTTAACTAAAAAAAACGATAAAGCTATTACCTTAAGTGAACATGTAGATATTTGGTTTGAAGATTTTAAACCATTGTTAGTTAATTTCGATATGGCGTTACGACATTATCAAGATGCAACAGGTATTTTAAGTTCCTATGGTATAGATAGATTTAAATATACTCATTTAAAAATACAAAAAACATTGCCTACCCAAGGGTATCATGTTTGGCATTTAGAACATGGTTGTGGAAGAGATAATTCAGAAAGAGCTTTGGTTTTTACTATTTATCTTAATGATGTTGAAGAAGGAGGAGAGACAGAATTTCTTCATCAGTCTATTCGTGCAAAACCTGTTAAAGGTAGATGTGTTATTTGGCCAGCTGCATTTCCTTATGTGCACAGAGGAAACCCTCCTTTACAAGGAGAAAAATATATTATGACTTCTTGGTTGATGTTGCCTAGTTAATAATTCTTTTTTGGTAAAAAAATTATCTTTTATAAAAATCATTGTTTATTTACCGTTGTTTAATTGAATTAATTTTTTGACTAGATTCCCAATCTGGGTTTTCCTTAATATTTGCAACTAAGTTATATCTAGTAGAATCATCCGTTACTTCTGGAACCCCGTGTAAAATACAGGGTTCAAATATATAATACGAACCCACTTGTGGTTTAATAGTTATTTTTAATTCAGGGACAAGAAGAGGACTACCTTCTGTTAAATATAAAATAATATGGTGAGATATATGAGTATGCATTTGTACATGTTCTCCTTTTACTAATTCATTTCCCCAAGCTTGTATTTCAGGTTTGTTTATGTACCATTTGTCCTTAGTAAACAGAGGGTTTATATTTTGATTTTTTTTAACTATGTAATTTAAAAATCTTCCAAACTCTGGTGTATCATTAAAAAATGTCCAATCTGTTCTTCCACCTCTTACATTAGTGAGATTTCTTCCTACGATATTCGTTTTAATCATAGTAGTCATATTCATCATATCTACTACATTGTCATAAACACCATGAGAGATTTGTGTGGTTTTAGGATAAGTTACTATGGTGCTATATGCAAAATTTTCTTCGTCTTTAATGGGATCTATTATTATCATCTTTTATATATTTCATTTCCTATAACTAATATATCTAAATTAGAATTTGAAAACAACTCTAACGCATCAATATATCTTGATGCGATAGGTCTCCCATTTACATTCATAGAAGTATTTAATAACATAGGTATTCCAGTTAATTCATAACAACAATCAAGTAGTCTTTTGTAAGTATCTAGTTTTGTTCCAACTGTTTGTATTCTACATGTTCCATCTATATGAGTAATAGAACTAAATTTATGTTTATCTAAAATATCTGTTACATACAACATATATTCACTTTTATAATTACATTTAAAATATTTATCAGTGTGTTCTTCTAATATAGAAGCTCCGAATGGTCTAAACCATTCTCTTTGTTTAACTTTAGAATTAATTAAATTTTTACCATTTGGAATAGATGGGTTCATTAATATAGACCTGTTACCTAATGCTCTTGGACCAAGTTCTCCATGTCCTTGGTACCAGCCTACAATTTTACCTTGAGCCAACCACTCTGCTGTTTTTTTAATAGTTTCATCGGAGGGTTCTCTAACAGGAGCATAATCATCTTGCCAAAAAGGAAAATTTGTTTTTTCAAATGGTTCTTGATTATAATGTTGCCTCAAAAATTCTATTAAACCAAGTGACAGTCCATCATCTGGACAGTGTGGAGGTATTATTAAATTAGGAAAAACATTTTTTAATAATCCATTGATAACTGAATTTTGAGCTACTCCGCCTGTATATCCAATACAAGCATTAGGATTAGTATTTGTTTTAAAAAATTGAAGTACTATTTTTTCTAGTTTAGTATGTACCGAAGTTAAATAATTAAGGGGGTTTTTTTCTTCTGTAGAATTTGTAGTTAAATATTTTCTATAACTCATTAGTTTAGACACCTCTGTAATATCATTAGAAAATAAACTATAATATTCTTGATTTATTTTACCAAAAGATTTTAATCCCATTAGTTTTCCTGCCATATCTGCCCAATGACCTTGTAGATTATTCATAGACGCTATTTGTCCACCTAAGCATCTTCCAACAGATTCTGCTTCATCTAGTTCATATGTTTTTAACCTTTTATTTTTAGAAAAAATAGAATAGGTGTTTTCAAAATCTCCCATTCCATCTAACACAAAATCAATATCTGTTTGTTCAACTACTGGCCAGATACTAAGAGTATGCACATAGTGATGATCTAATAAATAAAAAGGACAATTAAAATGTTCTAAATAAATATCTTTTGGTTTTATTTCTGATACAAGTTCCCTTGTGTAATAAGGTAGTTTATAATTAGACATGTCCGTTACGTAAGCAACCGCATCTATGTCTTTTGGATCTATATTCCATTTATTAAGAACATATTGAATATAGTAATAATCAAAACATCCTTGATGTTTGTGTTGAAATTCTCTTTCTAATTTAAGGTATTTTATTTTTACTCCATCACTAAATGCAATATTAGCATCATGATTTCTGTAACTTATGCCTAAAAATTTCATATTTGATTTGTGAGTTGCACTTTATCAGAATCACCTTTATAATCAATCTATTTTACTATAAACAATAATAAAGTATAATACCTTATGCCATTAACAATAATAAAGTATAATACCTTATGCCATTAAGTTTAATAAATATAAAACCAGGCTTTAATAAACAAATAACCGATACAGCTGCTGAAGGGCAATATGTAAATGGTGATTTTGTGCGTTTTCGTTATGGTTTACCAGAAAAAATAGGTGGATGGGAAAAATTAACCACTAATACTTTAGTAGGAGCCATCCGTGCTCAACATCAATGGACAGATTTAAATGGTAGAAGATACGTTGCGTTAGGAACACAAAAAGGTCTTTTTATTTATTATGAAGAATCTTTTTATGATATTACTCCAGTCGAATCTCCTCAATCAGGAGGAACTTTTAATACGACTTCTGGTTCGGCTTTAGTTACTGTTAATTTAACAGGACACAATTTATCTACAGGAGATTTATTTACCTTTACTTCTGTAACGCCTCCAACAGGAGCAGGATATACAGCTGCTAATTTTGAAGATCAAACTTTTGAAGTAACTAATGCTACGATTAATACGTTTACAGTAACCATGGCGACTAATGCCACAGCTAACAACAGCGGTAGCGGTGCATGTACCATTAATAGATATGTAACAGTAGGCCCTGTTGGTCAAACCTATGGATATGGTTTTGGAACAGGACGTTGGGGAGGAGCCACTGGAGTTACTACTACATTGAACGGAGCAATTGACGCAGTGGTCACTACCATTACATTAACAAGCACAACTGGTTTTCCTACTACAGGTTTTATTAAAATAGATAATGAATTAATTAGTTATACAGGAATATCTACTAATGACTTAACGGGTTGCACTAGAGGAATAAATGGAACTACCGCAGCGGTTCATTCTAATGGAGTAGGAGTAGAGGCTTTTACTGCATGGGGAGCAGCATCGTTATCTTCTTCTGTTACTTTAGATCCAGCAGATTGGTCTTTAGATAATTATGGACAAATATTAACCGCTACTATTTTAAACGGAAGAACTTTTACATGGCAACCAATTAATGCCAATATCAACGCTCTTGAAACTAGAGCAACCATTATGACTAATGCTCCCACTAAAACTTCTGTTAGTATTGTATCTGATCAAGATAGACATTTTATTCACTTAGGAACAGAAACAACAATTGGAAATAATTCTACGCAAGATAAAATGTTTATTAGATTTTCTAATCAAGAAAACTTTAATGAATATCAACCCACTTCTGTAAATACAGCTGGAACATTTAGAATAGATGATGGAACAGAAATTATGGGGGTAGTAAAAGGAAAAGATTATATTTTAGTATTAACTGATACTGCTGCTTATACCATGCAATATGTAGGAGCTCCTTTTACTTTTAGTATAAGAAAAGTAGGATCTAATTGTGGTTTAGTAGGCCCTCATGCTTTAGTATTTGTGGATGGTGTTGTGTATTGGATGGATGACAATGGAGGATTTAATGCTTTTAATGGAACGGTTCAAAAACTTCCTTGCACAGTAGAAGATTTTGTTTTTACTACTAATAATCCAGGTGACTTAGGAATTAATTACAATGCTGCAAGATTAGTGTATGCAGGACACAATTCATTATTTAATGAAATAAATTGGTTTTATCCTTCTAACTCTGCGAGTGAAATTGATAGATGTGTAACTTATAATTATCAAGATCGAGTTTGGTATACCAGTTCATTAGCAAGAACATCTTATTACGATGCTCATATCTATGATAATCCTTATGCAAGTTCTTTTAATACTACAGGAGTTCCTAACTTTCCTACTATTCAAGGTGTCACTAATATTAGTGGATCGTCCACTTTTTGGGCACATGAAACAGGAATAGATCAACTTGCTGATGGAGTAACCACACCTATACAATCGTTTATTGAATCAGGTGACTTTCAATTACATCAAGACGGAGACGGAGAAACATTTACAAAGATAAGAAGATTTATTCCAGATTTTCAAAGATTAGATGGAACTGCAACAATTACTATTTTATTGAAAGATTATCCTTCGGACACAGCGGTATCCTCTTCTTTAGGACCTTTCTCTATAACTTCATCTACTCAAAAAATAGAT